GAATCCACATTCACTAACAACTCTAGTGCAACTGCAGAAGGCTCAGCATTGGGCGAGAACGCACTTGCTTTTACAGAAAAAACTGAGAATATCCGTAAAATCGGCTCATTCTTACCTGTAACAGAAGAATTGTTAGCAGATGTTTCAGCAGTTAGTGGTTATCTTGACTCAAGATTACGAACAATGGTTAATCTTGCAGTTGGAGACCAACTACTTGCAGGGTCAGGTGTTGCACCTAACTTAACAGGTCTTTTGAATGTTTCAGGAATCAATACATTTGATTTCTCATCATTCTCAGGAAACCTTAAGAGAGTAGGTCAAATTTATGAAGCAATCACAGAAATACAAAAAGATAGCTTCTTAAGTCCTGACGCTATAATTATGCACCCTTCAGATTGGTATCAAGTAGTTACTGAAGTTAACGCAGTTACAACAAGTGGTAGCTTGAATCCGTTATTTGTTGGTGCAGGACAGTTCGGTGGTGCAGTTGGACAAACACTATGGGGATTACCTGTAGTATTAGATACAACTAGACCTGCAGGAACTTGTATTGTTGGAGTGTTCGGTGGTGGACAAGCGTGTCATATTGTCGCAAGACAAGGTATGGAAGTCGCTATGTCTGATTCCCACGACGAAAACTTCGTAAAAGATATTATGGTTATGAAGGCAACCGTTAGATTAGGATTCCCTGTCTATCGACCAACTGCTTTCTGTACTATTACTAACTTTTAATAGTTAATATGGCTTTGATGTCCCATTCGTCTTATGAGAGTGGGACATCTAGCAAGAAGGAAATTATGAAAATTAAAAAAGATATTTATATGAATGAAGAAGGAATTTGTAAAGAGTCTGCTGACGGTATGCCTAAAGGTTGGCGTAAAGCAAAACTCGTAGCAAGAGCAGGTTGGGAAATGCCTGACGCAGAATACAAAGCTCTTAAATTCGTAGAAGCAAAAGCAAAACAACCAAAAGAAAATAAATCTAAGTAGGTCTTAAATGGCACAGTATGTTGATAAGGACGATTTTAAGGCATACATTGGTTTATCAGGTACTGCTCAAGATTTTAATATTAATACTGCTATTAACTCAGCTTGTAGATTAATAGACGCAGTAACAGGTAGAAGATTTAATCAAGATAGTTCTGCAAACGCAAAAGTATTTACACCAAAGTCAAGTCTTTATCTTGATGTGCCTGACATAAGTACAACTACAGGTCTAATTGTAAAGTTAGATGACAATGATGACGGTACTTATGAAACTACTCTAACAATCAACACAGATTTTATTGTTGAGCCAAGCAATCCTAGAATAATTAAAATAGACGGTGGCACAACTTACTATGAGCCTTACAACAAGATTACAATTCTTGACACTAGAAGCTCAGAGAGATTCGACCCAACAATAAAAAACAATGTTCAGATAACTGCTAAGTGGGGTTACTCAATAGTTCCTGAAGATATTAAAACTGCAACATTGATTCAAGCTCTAAGATATTTCAAAAGAAAAGATACTCCATTTAACACTTATGGAGATGTCAATACAGGAGTTAGCGAGTTATTTTCAAAGCTAGACCCTGATGTTAAAACACTACTTAAAGCACACAAAAAGCTCACTTTAAGTGGCACAATACTTTAGGCTAATAATTTAGCACCTTTATTTTTGTAACAATCTGAACAACAATACTCAAAGTGTGTATCTCTAAAATAAAATCTATATACTTTGTAACTCTGCTCAGAAGGTGGTATTAATTCTCCACAAAACCAACATCTAAAAAACATATTTTTAATTTTGTTTTTTTTAATCTTTGGTTTCTTACTTAGTTTTATAATTTTTGGCATATAATCTCCTATTGTTTCTATAAAGAAGACTATACGACTTTTTGTAATTTTAAGAGATTTTTTATAATTTTTTTATTTTTTTTCTAAAACCCTATAAACATTAGGTTTATTTATTATAAAATTTACAAAGAATAGTTGCATATAATCTTAGATTATGTAATAATTAAGTATTGAATGAAACATAAGAAAACAGAAGGGAGTTGATTTCAATGAACACAAAAGAAGTAAACAGAATCGTAGAAGCACTAAATGAATATTATGGGTCAAATGGCACAGATTATCAAGTAGAAGAATACGAAGGTGTAAATCGTGGAAGTAGAGATAAAGACTATGCAAGAATTTGCACAGAATCATCTACATACGAAACAGGTAAAGAATATCACAGACAAAACAACGAATACTATGCTGATACTTTTAACCCAAGTGCTTGGTGGAGTATGGAGTATGTTGTTGAATCTATGAACAATACACTTATGCCTAATGTAGATAGAGAAGTAAGATTCTCAACAGGAAGTAACAATGTCGAGTGGAGAACTCATAACCACGAGCAAGTATCTCATAGAAAAGAATATAAAATGAAAATTTGGAGTTCTTACAATGAGCCTACTTCAAGCATAAAAAAAGTTGAAGTAACTTGCTTTGTTAATTCAGCAGGTGTTATGACAGCTTATCACGAGATAGACTTAAATGATAAAAATTTAGGTGCAAGAATAACAAGGTTACTTAACGGACAACCTATTTAATATATAAATTAATTAAACCCACCTACTACGGTAGGTGGGTTTTTTTTTGTTAGTATGTCTTTATGGCAACAAATAGAAACTTCCAATTTGAAGGTATGACTCAAATAAAAAGAAAACTTACAAATGCAGGTTTTACTTTGATTCCTTTGCGTCATCTTATGAATGAACACGCAGAAGTAATTACAAAAGAAGCTAAGAAGGTTGCACCAAAAGACACAGGTGCATTAGCAAACTCTATTGACTTCAAACAAGTTGCTATGGTTGGTAGATTGCCAAAAAAGATTAAAGTTGAAGCTACTGCACCACACTCAGAGTTTGTTCACGGTAGATTTAGAAGATTACCTAGTGGATATAAACCACCACCACCTAAGAGAAGGAAGAATTGGGGTAATGCTAATTGGAGAACTAGACCACACTATCCACCAATTCAACCTATACAAGATTGGGCTACAAAAAGAGACTTGAACACTTGGGGTGTGGTAAACTCAATCAATGAGCGTGGAACTCCATTAGTTCCATTCTTACTATTAGCCGAAAAGAATACGAGAAAAGCAAGACGCAAAATCACTCGCAAGGTTTCAGCAGAAATCTCTTTGGCTTGGAAATTGAAAAGATAAGTGTATTATAAGGAGTGATATGCCAAAAGGATATGGATATGGTGGCTCAGGGTCATCAGGTAGAAGAAATAGAAGAAGAAGAAGAAACACAAGAGGTAAAAAATAATGGATTGTTGTGGTAACGGTTGTTGCACAGGTGGTAAGTAATGGCATTTATACACGGTAAAGACACCAAAGTAATTATAAATTCAACAGACTTAAGTGAATATCTGAATAGTGCAGAGCCTTCAAGAACTGCTGATATAGGAGAGACTACAACTTTTGGTAGCTCTAACAAAAGCTATATTGCAGGAGAAAAGGACGCTACAGTTTCTTTTGGTGGATTCTTTGACGCAACGGCAGACAATATTATTCAAGGTTTAATCGGAACTAATGACAAAGTTGCAGTTGTTGGTTTTGACGGTATTGACGCAACAGACGATTGTATGTTTGGTAAAGGTGTAACAACTAACTATGGGATTTCAAGTCCTGTAGGAGATACAGTTGCAGTAACCTTTGACCTTCAAGCAAGTGGTTTCTTTAGTGGTAGTGTACTTGAAAACGCAACAGTAACGGCTTCAGGTAACGGAACTGCTAGAGATAATGGAAGCTCAACTGCCAATGGTGGTGGTGCTTTTATAGTCGCAACAACAGTATCAGGAACAAGTTCGCCTACATTAACTGCTAAGATTACACATTCAGCAGATAATGTAACTTATGCAGACTTGGTAACATTTACTGCTTTGACTTCAGCAGGTGCAGAAGTAAAAGAAATTGCAAGTGGTACAACAATAAACAGGTATTTAAAAGTTGTTTATACTGTATCAGGAACAAACCCAAGTTTCGCTGTTATAGTTGGACTTGGAAGAAATAATTAAAGGAGAAATTTATGGCATTTACACACGGTAAGGATTCAGTTTTCAAACTTGATAACGCTTCAGGCTCATTAACTGATATTTCAACTTATGTAAATAATGTGGACTTCCCTGAAACAGCAGATGTATCTGAAACTACAACACTAGGTGCAGATAATAAAACTTATATAGCAGGTCTAAAGGACGCTACAATTTCATTGTCAGGTCTTTGGGACGCTACTGCTGACGCTATATTCGGTGCAGTTGTTGGACAATCAGCAACTTTATCTTATGAATATAGCCCTGAAGGAACTGCAAGTGGCAAGATTAAATATACAGGAGAAGCAATATTAACTTCTTATAGTATTTCTAGTCCTGTTGGAGACGCAGTTGGCTATTCAGCAGACCTTCAAGTTTCAGGTGCAGTTACTCGTGGTACACACTAAGTAAGATAAAGGAGAGCTAGGCGTATGGCTAAGATATTAAACTTAGATGACATCAAGTCATTACCTGATGTGCCGACTAAGACTATTGATATTCCACAATGGAATGTCTCTATAAAAGTCAAAGGCATATCTAAAAAAATGCAAATAGAACTTGGTAGATTAATCAATGGAGAAACAACAGACGCTTTTGATTATCAAAAAGCATTATTAAAGGCAAGTGTTGTTGAGCCTGAACTATCAGATGAAGCAATAGATGAGTTGTATGAAAAAGACGCAACCGTCATTGACTTAATATTTGCAGAACTCAATACTCTTAATGGAGTAGGAAGTGAGATAGAATCTGCATTAGCAGAAGATTTCAAAAGCGAATCCTGATTTAGTTTTTCAATTCAGATTAGCTCGAGACCTAAGAATGACAGTTGGCGAATTGCGAACTAAAATGTCATCATTAGAGTATTCACAATGGGCTACATTTTATTATGTAGAACAACAAGAGAGAGATAAACAACGAGCTATGGCAGAAGCAGAAGCTAAGAAAAAGAAGATGAGATAATGGGAAGTTCAAACATTCTCATCAAACTCGTATTAGAAGGTTTTAACAAAGCTAAAGCCCAAATGAACAATTTGGGTAAGCAAACTGATTCTTCAGGTGGTAAGTTAAGTAAGTTCGGTACTGTTGCCAAGATTGGTGCAGTTGCAGTTGGTACAGTTCTTGTAAAAGCGTTATCACAAGCTACGAGAGAGTTTATGGAGTTTGAAGACAAACTCAACCAATCTCTTGCAATTATGCAGACAACTGAAGACCAACAGAAAAGAATGGGTCAAACTGCTAGGGAACTATCTTTAACAACAAGAGTTAGTGCAACGGATTCTGCCGAAGCATTTTTCTTCCTAGCGTCAGCAGGTTTAGACGCTGAACAATCTATATCTGCACTTCCACAAGTTACCAAGTTTGCTCAAGCTGGAATGTTCGATATGTCTTTGGCTACTGACTTGGCTACTGACTCTCAATCTGCATTAGGTCTTACAGTTAAAGACGCACAACAAAACTTAGAGAACTTAACAAGAGTTACTGATGTCTTGGTAAAAGCTAACACATTAGCAAACGCTTCTGTACAACAGTTTGCAGAAGCACTTACAACAAAGTCAGGCTCGGCATTAAAAGTTACAAACAAATCAATCGAGGAAGGTGTTGCAGTTCTCTCAGCTTTTGCAGATAGAGGTGTTAAGGGTGCTGAAGCAGGAGAGAAACTTAATCAGTTACTTAGAGATACAACAAGAGCAGTAGGTAAGAACTCAGAAGTTTTCAAGCAATACAATATAGACATTGTTGATAGTGAAGGCAATCTTAAAAATTTAGCTGATGTTATTGACGCACTTGACGGTGGTATGGCAGGTCTATCTGACCAACAAAAAGCAGTTTTATTAGACCAATTAGGACTCAATCGTGGTGTTGCAGACGCAGTAAAAATATTATCAGGTGCAGGAGACCAAATAAGAGAATATCAATCTGCATTAGAAAATGCAGGTGGTACTACAGAAGATGTTGCAGATAATCAAGTTAAATCATTAAAAGCACAAGTTGAAATTACAGGTCAAAAGTTTGATGAATTGACAAAAAGAATAGTTGAGAGTTTACAACCTGCATTAGAAGGAATGTTAGGTATTATCAATGAATTTTTAGATGTTGTTTTAGGTTTAAATGGCGAAGTTATAGAAACATCAAAAGAATTTAATCATTTTGGAGCTGAAATAGGTAAAACTGAAACTGCCGTACATTCTGCAAATTCTACTCTTAACGACCAATTAGTAGCTCAAAAAAATAATAGAGATGAAACTAAAAGACTTACAAATATGTATGCAGAATATACAGAAGGTATAAGATTTGCAGAATTAGTACAAAAAGACTTAATAAATAATACTCACGAATTAGATAGAGAAACAGGAAATTTAATAGACACTAAAAAAGAATCTGTTGAACTTACAGAAGAAGAAATAGAAGCTGAAAAGAAACTTGCTAGAGATAGAGCAACTGCAGGATTAGACGCACTACAAAAACTAAATGACGCTTACCAAAACCTAAAAGATATTGAACAAGACAGATTAGACCTAATAGATAAAGAATCTCAAGCACTTACAAAACTAAATAATCAGAATAAGAAACTTAAAGAAGCAAATGACAAAGTTACAAAAGCCAAAGAAGAATTTGAAAAAGTATCAGGTCTTGGTGCAAAAGTTACTAATGAAGAAGCCTTAGCTATTGCAAGACAAAAAGCAGAAATAGAAAAATTAGAACAAGCAGAAGATAAATCAGAGATACAAAAACTTCAACTTGCAGTAGCGAGAGAAAGATTAATTAAGTTAGAAGAAGAAGCTATTGCAGTATCAAGAGAAGAAGAACAAGCATTAAGGAATATAGAACGAGCTGAAGAAGATGTTATTAGGCAAACAGAGAGATTAGAAGAAGCTCAAAGAGAATATCAAAAAGCTCAAGAAGATTTAGCTGAAGCAACTGCTGATTCTACAGAAAATATTTTAAATATGGCATTAGCAAAAGCAGAATTAGATGACGCATTACAAGACCTTAAATCAGCAGAAAAGTTTAAAGACGGTATTTCAGAAATAGTAAGACTCATAGGTGGAGACTTAGATGAGATGAGTAATAAATTTCAAGCTATATTTAATCTCTCAGGTAGAGCTATGCGTAATCAAGGTATCTCAACAGACTTACCAACTACTACTGCAACTCCAACAAGATTCGGAACTCTTGGAGAAATAAGTTCAGACTTTGTTGCAAATCAATCATTAGCAACAGGTGGAAATGTTGGAAGGGGTGCAGGTAGTACAGTAATTACAGTTAATACAGGTGCTTTGCTTGGTACAGATGAAACCGTACAACTTGCAGTTGCCGAAGCAATTAAACAAGCTCAGAGAAAAGGTATTGAAGTAGCGTTGTAATGAGTGCAAACTTTGATTCCAATGTATCGCTAACACTTGAGATAGGTTTTGATTCTGAGCCATTTGATGAAACACAATCTTTTACAGATATAACTTCTTACCTTAGAGCGTTTACAACTAGGCGTGGTAGAGCAAATGAATTAGGAGATTTTGTTGCAGGTACAATGAGTTTTTCTGTATCTAATGCTGACAATAGATTTAATCCTAACAATACTTCTAGTCCTTACTATGACTCAGGTAATGCAAGAACAAAAATACAACCACTTAAAAGAGTGAGAATGTCTGCTACTTATGATTCAATTACTTACAGAATCTTTGAAGGTTTCTTACAATCTGTGCCTGTAAAGTTTATATCAGAAGGTGCTGATTCTATTGTTACCTTCACTTGTGTGGACGCATTTAAGATATTTCAATCATTTAGGTTAGACGGTGTAGGTTGGAGACTAGGACTTGCAGGATTCTCTGAACTTGGACAATCTACTTCACTTGGCTATGAAGATGTGCAAGAATTAAGCTCTGTAAGAATATCAAGAATATTAGATACAATACAATTCCCTTCTAATAGACGAGATATATTGACAGGCACTAAGCAGGTTATATCACAACCAATAACAACAAATGTTCTTACAGGTCTTAGAGAATGTGAAACTGCTGAGAATGGACAGTTCTTTATAGCAAAAGACGGCAAAGCAACATTTAGAAATAGAGATTATAAATTATCTAACACCAAAGCAATAAATGTACAAGGCATATTCAGTAATGACGGTAGCAACTTACCATACACAAATGTCTCTACTTCTTTTGATGATAATGAGATTATAAATGTTTATGAGTGGCAGAGAAGTGGTGGGTCAATACAATACAAAGCCGATACTAATTCTGTTTTAAGATACAGAGCTAAGGAATCAAATAAATCCACAATAAATATTTCAGACGGAGATGTTTTGTCTATAATTGAACAGAAGATAGCAGAGACATCTTTACCTATTGTTAGAATTGACAACTTAACTTGCAATCCTAGAGAGAACACATCTCTTTGGGAACAAGTTTTAGGTAGAGAGTTCGGAGACAGAATATCTGTTAAGATAGTCAATGTGGACGGCAGTAGTTTCACAGATGAGCTATGGATTGAATCTATAAGCCATTCTGTTAATGCTTCAAGTCAAAGTTGGACTTGGACGGCTACATTAAGTCCTGCAGGAAGCTCGGCTTGGATATTAGGTCAGGCTAAACTAGGAGAAGGAACTAGATTTGTTTACAGTTAGGAAGGTAATTTAATATGGCAGGTGCAGGTTGGAAAAGTTATAGCACAGGAGATTTAATTAGTGCTACAGAGTTTCAGACTTTTATACAAGACCAAGTGGTACAAGTGTATGCCGATTCTTCAGCTAGAGATACTGCATTAGGCACTAATGACGCTGAAGGTATGTTCTGTTTCTTAAAAGATTCAAACACTTTACAATTTTATGACGGCTCAAGTTGGGTCAATTTTATTGGCGAAGGAGATATTACAGGTGTTACGGCAGGTAACGGACTAAGTGGTGGTGGTACATCAGGTGCAGTTACGCTAACTCTTGACTTAAATGAATTAACAGGTGCTACTGTAAATGTTGCGAATGATAGTATCGCTATTATTGACGCTGATGATAGCAACAATCCAAAGAAAGAAACTATTGCAGATTTAGTAAGTGCAATAGCAGGAACAAACCTAACTGCTTCAAGTGGTGTTTTAAATGCAAGTGGTGGTAAAATATTACAAGTTGTAACAGGCACATCAACTACTGATACAGCAGTAACTTCAACAAGTTATACAGATTCAACTTTAAGTGCAAGTATTACTCCTAGTGCAACATCAAGTAAAATACTTATTTTGGTATCACAGACAATATCTGTGTCAAGAGATAGTGGAAATTCTATAGGTGCTATAAATATTATGAGAGCTACAACACAAATATGGGAAGGATATGTTGGTGTTGGTAGTGCTAATGGTACATTAGGACAAACTGCTGTAATGTATTTGGATAGTCCAAGTACAACTTCTGCTACAACTTATAAAACACAAGGTAAAGTAGATACAACTGCTAATAACGGAAAAATAAGATTTCAACAAGATTCAAGTCTTTCAGATAGAAATTCAAGTATTCATTTAATAGAGATAGGTGCATAATATGGACGCAATAGATATAAAATCATCAGCAATATCACAACTTGGTGGTACACAATTTCAAGTTATGGCAGATTTATCTGTAATTTATTTAGACGGTAACGAAACAGAGCCAAGTGATAGTGATATTACAAATAAGATTGCAGAGATAGAAGTACAAGTAGCAAGAAAAAATGCTTACCCCCCAATTGCAGACCAACTTGATGAAATTTATCATAATGGAATAGACGCTTGGAAAGTAATTATTAAAAAAGTAAAAGACGATAACCCTAAACCTAGCTAATGCAAAGAAGAAGATTTCGTAAAGAACAACACGAATGGACTTACGAAGTTACTTACAATGGGAAGGTAAAGAGATATGAAACTTGATGTATTGAGATTTCAATATGGAATAGACGCA